TTATCCCTAGCGGCCTCTATCGGCCCTGCTTTGGCGGTTGATGCGGCTTCGGGGGAGTTGGTAAGTGCGTGATGCTGTATCCGTGTTCAACCTCAATCATAGTGTCTCATATCATAGGCAAGAGGTCAAGCACTTATAAAAATAAATGTAAACGTGTACTACCAGTGCATCTACAGCGACTAGCTAGGTCGATTTGATCCTCCCTTTATAAGAAGGTAGTAGAGAGAGGGGAGTAATACAGAGCGATTCACACTGACTCATAGCGATGCTATGCCAAGGCCCACTGGACGCACTCAAGGGGTGGCTGGGGATACCCAGGAAACGTGGTATAATGGTTGATAATAAGGGATGAACCGAACAGGGCTAGTCAGTGCTTACCCAGTGCTTGCTGGCCCTTACTCGTTGAGAGTGGCACACTCTCCTACACCCACTGGTACCAAGGCTTCCCATTGCCCTGACCCACCCGACCTTGGTCCTCATACGCAGGCGCACACGCATGTATTATTAAATGATACACACGCAGAGAGAGGGGAGCATGGGTGCATACACACTCACACACACAGCAGACAGGCCCCCCCCCTCCCCCACTTGACCCCATCCAACCACCCATATATATATAAAGAATAGGTAACAGTAAGCGAACCTGAAATTTTTTTTGTTAATTTTAAGGAGAACACTATGTGGCCCAACCCAATACCCTATTATCATTATCATTATCCGGAATTTCCGGGGTAGTAGACCACTATGGCTGTGGGGCTGGCTGTAAACCAGTCGCTCAACGAGCCGTCCTAGTTCGACTCTAGGCTACCCCACCAATCTGGGGGTGGCGCAGTCTGGTAGCGTACTGGTCTTGGAGTCCAGTGGTCGTAGGTTCAAATCCTACCCCTCAGACCATGTGAGGGTAGTATAATTGGAATTACGCTGCGGTTGTGGCCCGTAGGACGTGGGTTCGATTCCCACCCCGCACTCCATTAGCTCTATAGCTCAATGGTAGAGCAGACGGCTGATAACCGTCAGATATTGGTTCGATTCCATTTAGAGCTACCAAGCCGTTATAGCTCAACAGGCAGAGCGGGGGCCTTGTAAGCCCTTGACAGGGGTTCGATTCCTCTTGACGGCTCCATAGGAGAACGATATGACTACATCAAACACACAACAAGATCAGGCGGCTGTGGAAACTGCTCGTCAGAAGGCTGTCCGTGAGATGAAGGAGCGCCTGAGGAAGGAACGAGAGGCAAGAGGGCAAGGTCCCTATGTACCACCAACGAGACTTAACAAATAATAACGACTTATTAGGAGATTGCCATGAAGAGAATGAATGTTACGATGAATGATGCTGGTGACCTTTCCCTGCTTTTTACAAGTCATGACAGTCCCTCTCAGGGCTTTACGCTCAAACAGTCTGAGGTTGCTGATCTGACCCCCCTCGAATCTTTTAGGTATCTTTACAGTCAGCTTGGCTTAGTGTTTGCATCTGAGCTTGAGATAGAGCTTGACGGTGACGAGGACGACGAAGACATCTCACTGTACGAGGACGTTATTGAGACTCCCTACTCGTATCTATCTGATAGGGGGATCATCTAATGGACAACTGGAAGCACAGATCGACAGGTATGAAGTGTAGGACTTGCATGTGGTTTGTCGAGAAGAAGACCGAGCTTACCGAGGTAGAGGTTCTACCTATTGGTAGATGTCGCAGGCATGCACCTACAATGAGTGGGTACCCTGTAGTGTACGGTACTGACTGGTGTGGTGATCACAAGCTTGACGAGACTAAGCTATAGGAGGTACACTCCGTGAAGAGGGAATGTGGGTGGTGTGAAAAGGGCAACCTAGTCCTGGTGACTGACAGTGCTGGTGACTACTACCGTTGCAAAACCTGTGGTAAATGGCAACCCTGCAAGATTTGGAGTAAATAATGATATGCTGTGGAGTAGACTGTGGCCCCTGTGATGGGTCAGTTTGTGGTACCGGGCATGAGAATGGCTGTCCCGCAAGATGTAACCCTCAAATATCTATTGATAAAGGATTGTGCGATGGCTGCAAAACTTATCGACCTGACAGAGTATCGAAAAAGGAAGCAAGAAGAGCAAAAGTCGAAGAGCGTAAAAGAGCAAGGTACTCCTAAGGTAGGCCCTGAATGGGACCCGTTTGGCTTCCTTAACCCGTTCTCGCTATACCCCTTCGAGCATTCCATGATTGTTGACGTAACTGAACCAACTGACAGCGACGGAGAGTAACATGAGTCATCATAGACTTGTATGCGGCTACTGCGGCACGATAATCAGTCAGTGTCGATGTATGTCAGCGGCTAAGACAGTAACTTACGGCACCTGTACGGAGTGTGCCAAGAAGCACGGAGACTGTTATGAAGAAGTGGAGAATCCATAAGACCAGAGATTCTGGCAAAGGCGTAGGAGACAAGTGGGGTGGAGGTACAATAGGCCGCTATCCCGAATCTGGTAATAAGCCTGCGGGTCCGAATTTTCCCCTGTAGGCATGTGGCCGAAGGGTAAGGCGCTCCACTGTTAATGGAGATTATGTGGGTTCGAGTCCTACCGTGCCTGCCAGATTGTCGTAAGTTTTGTCGTAAAAATGTCACAAGAAATGTCACAACAACTTCCAATGAATGAGAGGCTTTAGATGCGACGGCTCATATTTTTTGTCCTTGGTTTTGTCCTAGCTTTTGCAATGCTTTTGAACATGGGCTGTGCGACTACTGGCGGCATATCTCCCGACATACTTGACGGGCTGATGAACGAGTTGCAGCTAGAAGGACCCAGGGAGAGCTACCAGGTACCAACGGAAATTCAGAGAGGGTGGATGCCATCCTCAGAGAGCGGAAACCACTGGGTACTGAGAGACTACATTTTTGGTAAACTAACCATCCTGGCAAAGTGCGACTACACCTACATGACGATTAGTCGTGTTGAGAGGTGGAAGGGTACCTACCTTGGAATGAACGATTCGATGGGCTGGCACGAACCAGTGTTTAATAGTGAATTAGAGGAACTGGCTGGCTGCGTCGCCTGGGTAAAGATGTTCTATTACGGAGATTACAGCATCTAAAAAACAACTTGACTTGTTGTGAGATGCGGTTATAATAGGATTAACATGAAACGAGAAGTTTACGACATAACGAAGACCTACAGGGTGGTCAGGATGAAATTAGTCGGCTACAGCATGACTATTCCTGAGAATAGGCCAGATGGCGGGATCACCTGTAGGAAGATCAACTATGAAGTGATTGACTTCGGTGGCAAGAAGTATAGGTGTGCGAAGGATCACCAGGACAGAGTGATCTACATTGATACTCATGCAATGGAGGAAGCCGTTGAAAGTAGTAGCTGACGTTGGCTCGACTAGGGTGGTAGGTACGGTTGTTAAAGAGAACGCACTTACCACGGTAATAAAGATCGAACCTGAGTCCCTTATTAAAGTTCTCCGTAATTGGTTCATGGAGAACGGTGTCTCAGTCACCGAGTTCTGGCGTGACATGAAGGCCATGGGGATCAAACGCAACGGGACAACCAAACGACATAACCTTAAACACAGGGTGGTGTACGCTGGTGAGTAGGCTACTGAGGTATCTTCGTGCAGCGATTGTCATAGCGGTACTGGTTCTATTTGGGTGCGGTGGAAGTGGCGGTGATGGAGGAACAAAACCAGAGCCTCCCATAGAGCCACCTCCGATAGTGTGCGAAGAGGGCTACAGGCTAGTGGACGGAGAGTGTATTCCGATACCCCCGCCACCTCCGGTTATTACACTCCGTGTCTGCCTAGAGTGGGATGCGGTAATTCACCCTGAACTGGTTGGGTACAAGGTCTACTACGGGAAGGTGAGTGAGCAGTATGACTTTAATGTCGAAGTGGCCGAACCCCATTCCAGTGTCTGCGTAGAGGACGAGTCCTATTTTGTCGAGGGTGGCAGTTATTACTTTGTAGCTACAGCCCTTAGCGACGTGGAGGAATCAGATTACTCTAACGAAGTGTTATGGGAGCCGCAATGAGAGGATCGAAAGCCAAGAAACTCCGTGCCATAGCCTACCAAGGCAAGGCATCTAAGTACGGAAACAACCGACTATACGAGATGGTTAAGTGTCCCGGTCAACATCGTCACAGTATGCCGCTGACGATTATTACCGATGACGAGAGATACCTTTATCAGGCCCTGAAGGGAAGGAGAGCAAGGACGGATGGAGCTTACTTGGGTTAAGTGCAGGCTGTGTGAGCGAGAGCTTGACTGCTATACTTTCAAGGGGTGGTTAGCAGTTCACCCGTGTAGGTGCTGCAGGGTTAAATACAGATTCTTCAAATGGCTACGAAAGAAGTATTGGTGGCCGAGAGGATTTAGATAATGCCAGTATACGAATTTGAGTGCGATAACTGTGGGTTCATCTCCGAGAGGTTCTATCCAGCAATACCGAGAGTTGACCCCATGCAAATAATAAAGGTGTGTGACAACTGCAAGTTCGAGGCATCTCACAAGAAGCTCATGTCACACAACGCATTCCACCTCAAGGGCGGTAAGAGTCCTTGGGGTGAAGGTAGGTTTTCCAGTGCAGGCAAGAAAGGCACTGATGTTGTTGAGATCAACGAACCATAAGGAGAACCGATGACAGACTTAAAGCTTGTTGAAGAGAAAGAGATAAACTATTTCACATGCGGCTATTGTATTTACGGCCAGATGGTTGACCCGCCCAAGGACAAGAAGGACCAGTATCCCAACAAGCGGGGTTACTGTATATTCGAGCCACCAGCAGTCTTCCCCATGCCCCATGCCAAGCAGTCGAAGATTCAGGCACTGGGTAATCAGCAGCAAGCGATGGATTTTGTACCGTACATGATGCGGCCCGTGATGGAAGATTTTGAGCCGATGTGTGGTCGAGGCGTGTTAAACGCAGAAGCCATGAAGGGTCTTGGCATTGAGCAGAAGGGCGAATGTGGTGGATGCAAGGACGAATCAGCTAAGTGTAGCTGTGACACAAACGAGGTGCAGGACAATGTCGGGTAACTGGTGGGATAGCTTTGCGCCCTCACCCCCTCTGGACGTAGAGGCCGGGTTGAGGTACGAGCAGCGAGAGGGCAGGATGAAGGACCCCGTATTCCTCAAGGCGTGTGAGTTGGCTAATAAGGGGCCGTTCGTTAAGGTTACGCCCTCAGCTAGGCAGGCACGGAAGTGGAACAACGGCAAAGGGATAGCACTGAGATACAGGAACGAGGCCAAGCGCCATGGAGAAACTAACCCTTGAAGAGGTGACAGTCTATCGGAGAAGTGAGATCGCTTGTGTACTGTGCAAAGGCAAGGGGAACGCAATCCTGGTCAATGAAGACGAAAGTCAGCTTTGGAAGAACCCCAGACCTTGCCCGGTGTGTAGGGGTACGGGTCAGCACAGAGCGGATTCGATACCATCTCTCGAACGAATAACCGACATGATGAAAAACTATAGTTCATATAAGTAAACTATAAATACTTAGGGTACCCCATTAGCCCTATCGCTTCAAGTCGTCGTGGCTTGTTGTGATAGGGTTTTTTATTGGAGAAATTCTGTGACTAAATCCTCAGAGATACAGGCAGAGACTGATAAGTATACCTTGATCGGTGCGATTGATCCCTCCACAGGGAACATCCATCCTGTCCAGGTAGGGGATACCACAGTCCTGGGTCTTGCCACGCAGCTTTATGTGTGGAATACCGATACCTTAGTGTGGGATAAGATGACTCAGCCCTACACCTCCGTGGAGGGTGATCTCAATGTGACATCAACCCCCGACACCTCAGACCTCTCAACTCTCAACTCAACGGTAGCCCAGCTTGGTATAAGTGCCGTGTATACAGGCACCGGGGACGACATGTTAGGCTACGCCCAGATAGGGATAACCGTACACTCCGACGTATCGTCAACTGACGGAGGGATGCAGTTCCAGTGGTCACAGGACAATGTAAACTGGGATGACTCCTACGACTTTCATTTAGATCACACTGTATCAATGACAAGACGCTTTCAATTCCCTGTATGTGCTAGATACTTTCGCTTAAAGTACACTAACGGGGGGACGGGTACTGCACAGTTTAGAGTTCAAACCATATTACATCGTGGCAACATACTTACATCCATACACAACATCAGTGGCGACTTAGCACATGATAGGTCATGTCAGTTGGTTAAGTCAGTCATCATTGGCGAAACTACAGCAGGCGGTGGGGGCTTTGTTAATGTTAAGGTTAACCCCTCAGGTGCGTTAACTGTAGAAGAGGGTTCTGCCGAAGACATACTGACAATGATAACTGATACCTTAAAGAACTACATGTTCTCAGGGTTTCAAACTATCACGACTGTTGACTACCTTGCCTATGAGGATAAGGAAGGTGCATACTACGTTCAGAAGATCGACAACGCTGCTGGCACGGTTACATACGCTGTCGGCACTGGCGGTGAGCCGGGGTCCGGTAACTACGCTGGTCTAAGCTATGGAAACTTTAACACTAAGTTCTAGGGGCTGATATGGGTAAGATGATAACAAATCTAGGGTTTATTAAAATCTTGGGTGAGCCATATCTTGAGACATCCACTGCCGACATCATCAAAGCCTTTGGTGCTGGTGGTCTACGCCTTACAGACGACTCCGACACACTTGGTGTCTTCGTAGAGGATGGGGGTCAGGTCGGTATCAACGAGGCTGCTCCCGACTATCCTCTTCAGGTGACAGGGGTGAACGCAGGCGCAGATGTTATACTTCTCTGCCTTCAGAATGACACTGTAGTCACTTCGTCAGGGGCTGGAATACGGTTCGTAGCTTCTACAGACCCCGACAACGCTGGATATGGAGTTTCAGAGATAATTGCAACCAGGGATGCCCCTGGCAATTCGGATTTACTCTTTAAGACAAGGAGTTCCAATGATGGATATGTTACTACACTAAAGATAGATTATGAAGGCAACGTAATACAGAGCCTACGAAAGTTCATGATCAACGAGACTGTCAATACCAAGATGACTCACGGTATTACCATCAACCAGAGTAGTCGGGACGACGAGATTCTAGCGTTTAAGTCTAGTGATGTTGACCATGCTGGTACTAACGTAACAGAGGCAGATACCTACGGATTCTTTCAAAAGATTCAAGCTGGCACTGGCGGGTTGTTTATGGTCGGTGTCTCAGAGGGTGCGCCCAACAAGGGTATTGAGATGGTTGGGCTTGTCACCACCAATATAACTACCAAGGACAACAATGCTGATGGCTGTGTAAATATCAGAGGTGGTAAGATCGTGGGTGGCAGTATCGGCAGTAACGATGCTAATGCCAACCTTCTGACAGTCCAAGACAGTGCAGCCACACGGTGGATAATTGATCAAGCTGGCGCTACCTGGCAGAGTGGTCTTGCCACTATGGTAAGCTTGATGCTAGGAACTACACCTCTATCAGAGTCAGACCTTGGGGAACTCACAGAGGCTGGGCAAACAGCCCTACATAGTCATGCAGCCGGGGGTGGTGATCTACTGGCTGATGGTTCAATTCCCATGACGGCTGACTGGCCCTTCGGGAACTACGCCCTTTATATTGGTGATTTCGTAAATACAAAGATGACTATTGGTCTAACCATTAACCAGGGTGAGAGTGACGATGAATGTATAGCACTCAAGTCAAGTGATGTTGCTCATGGCATGACTACGGAAACAGAGACTGACACCTATGGGATACTTAAAAAGGTCAGCAATACCGCTGGTGGCCTACGAATACATTCATTTATTGAGACTGGTTCCCCCATTGCGCTCCTACTTCGGGGTATAGCAACCGATGAAGAGACGGACAAGGGTTCGACTAAACAGGGTGCGGTGTTTATCTCTGGTGCTTTGAGGTCAGGTGGGTCGTTTGGGAGTCTGTCGGCAAACGCAAATATCCTTTGTGTAGCCAACAATGGTGCGGTTGTATTTACAGTAGACGCAGACGGTGACACATGGCAGAGTGGTAGAGTATTCATTGGTGATTCCGTAAATACCAAGATGACCCTTGGCATAACCATTAACCAGGGAGCCAATGATGACGAGGCCATAGCACTGAAATCATCTGACGTTGCTCATGGTATCACTGACAAGGCAGAGACAGATACTTACGGCCTACTAATGAAAGAACATGCAGATCATGGTGGGCTAAAAGTACGAGGTTACAGTGATGATATAAACACCTCAGGTATAACAATACAGGGGGTGATAGCCCACACTGACCCCACTTGGGCACCAATAAATATGTCAGCATTAAAGAAATCTGGTACGACCCACGCTACACTAGCTGCTGGGGAAGCGATGTGTCTATGGCAGACTGGTGGCACACAATCCATGATGCTCATGACTGGGGGGCTACTGTTCCTTGGGAATGAAGCCGTCAATATCAAGATGACCGTTGGCCTAACCATCAACCAGGGAGCTAACGACGATGAAATAATGGCGTTTAAGTCTAGTGATGTAGACCACGGCATGACAGATTCAATAGAGACTGACACCTGGGGGATGATCGCAAAAGTTAACGCTGGTAGTGGTGGTATGAGGTTTATTGGCATAGTGGATTCTGGCGACCCTGGAAGGCCAGCCATTGAAATACGGGGCTTGGCTGAGGGCAATGCGGATACGACTAAGAGTATTATAGGAAGGGCCATTTTCGAATCATACTGCACCCAGTCTAGCGGTACTGGCTATGGGAACGTAGTAGCAAACGGGAACATTGTTGCATTTAGATCGAGATATGCTGGGGCTTCACAGACAAGGTGGATACTGGATACACATGGCAAAACCTGGCAAGAGGGTAGCCTTACTATTGGCTCACAGGAACTGACACGGGTAAATCTAACCGCCCTTCTTGACGGTGGGGAAACAGCCCTACATAGTCACGCTGGTGGTGGTGGTGGGTTTGAGTATACGAGTTATGTCATGGTTCTCATGACTTCGACAATGTCGAACTTGTCAGTCAACACAAATCACAAGATTTTATTCGACAACGTAGTCACAGACATTGGGGATGATTTTGACACAGACAATAACTGGTTTGTCGCCCCGGCAGACGGCTACTACTATTTTGCGGCTTCCGGTCTGCACAACCAAGTAGACCTGGCTACTGGTTTCCATTGGGATATAAAGACAAGTAATAAGTCTTATGATAGGTACGAGGACACATGGAAGTGGGACCAGGACGGGGCCTACTGGCCCAGGTACCAGTCCCTGATCACTTGGATGGATGAAGGGGACACGGCCTACGCTAATTTCTATCAGCAGGGTCAAGCCGCACAAACCGACATCTACGTTGGTGGAACTGGTACATGGTTTATATGCGCTAGGATGACAACAGCGTAAGGAGTTTGAGATGGCATACAAATTTACTATTGATTTAACTGATGAAGAGATCAAGGCATTTAACCTGATAGTCCCTGATGCAGACGAGTGGATGCGTAGCGTCATTATGAATAAGGTCAGGAAGTGCCTTAACTACGTTACAGATGCGATTGCCTTGGACACCTCTCTACTCGACCCCCAGGACCAGGCGGTAATCTCTCAGATGGTAAGCGCAGAGGGCAGTCTGCTCAAATCTCCAAAGGACTGGTCAAAAGAGATCAAGCGTGAGATCGTTAAAAGGACTAAGATGAAAACCAGGAAAGAGCGTGACGAGGAAGCCTTAAACCCTTAACAAAGAAGGTGACTTGTGAAACTAAATGTATCAGAGAGAATCAGACTACTTGGTATTCTGCCAGAAAAAGGAAACATCCTCACACTAAAGATCGTCCAGTCACTCCATGCCGACCTATCCTTCAGCGAGAAGGAGCTAAAAGACTGGCAGATCACCACAGCGGCCAACATGATAAAGTGGAGTGAGAAGAAGGCCAAGGAAAAGGAAGTTGACACTGGCGACGCTGCTAAGGGTGTCATTGTTGAAAAACTGAAGGCCCTGGACGAGAAGAGCGAACTCACAGCCGCTGACATCAGTCTGTGGGATAAGTTTGTAGGGGGTGAGTAGTGGCTCTCAGATTCGCAATAATCAAGGTGATACAAACCAAGGTGGGTAACTTCCTTGAGGACGTGGTGTATGAGCATGACGAGGAAAGGGTGGTATCCGACTTAAAGGAAAACCTAAGGATAGCCCTTCTCATGGACAAGCAAACGCCACACTTTGGTCAGAAGAGGTGGACCGAGTCCGAGGTGAATGCTGCCTTTGACGAGGCGTGGAAAAAGACCATAACAGCTTTCAAGAAGGTAACAATAAGTATCTTATAGGAGGACAACATGGCACTTTACGCAATAGTTGACAAGGTAATAAGGGGTACACCAACGGCTGCAGCGGCTGCAGTGGAGATATATTTGGAGACAATCGTCAATACAAAGACTCTGTACTTCTTCAATGTTGTTGGTGATCAGAACTTTGTTACCTATATAATCTTACACGAAGCATAGGAGATACCGATGGCAGACTACATTGTAACAACAAAGATTATTCGTGGTACTGCGGTTGAAGTTGCGGCTGCAGCAGAAACTTACCTGGAAACTCTTGACAGCACAACCAAGGCCGTGATTAGTATTGACGTGGTTGGGGACAACAGCACTGTCACCATGATAATCCTGCATAAGGATACTTCATAGGAGGTACCAGTGAGACAGCCAAAGAAGCCCAAAAGGGATGGTAGGGCAGCTACAAACAGGATCGTAGAGGACATCAGGGTAAAGCAAATCCTTGGGGACGTGCTAGACCTTGTCATCAATACTACGTCAGCAGCCCAGCTAAAGAAGGTCCTAAACTCAGCCTCATGGAGTATCAAGAAAGCGATTTTGGTAGAGGCGCTTGAGCTAGGACACATTGAACGAGCCAATAACCTTGCCACTCAGATACTGAATCTGACCGAAGTGAAAGAGAAAAGACTCTCTGGTGGCTTCGGTGTAGACATTAATCAGAACCTTCAGATACTGATGGCAGAGATAACGGATGTGCCATTTGAAATCCTCGCAGACAGAGCCAAGCAACTTAGGGAAACTAAACTCCTGGGAACTGGGGATCATCGAAGAAGAGATGAAACGCCAGAATCCGGAGAAGTATTATTGGTGGAAGATGAACCCGTACAGGGATGATCCTATTGCCTTCGTAAGGGAGATGATAGGGGCAGAGCCTACGGAACAGCAGATACTGGCCCTTAACGGTCTAGCCAATGATACGCACGTTTCAATTAAATCTGGTCACGGTACGGGCAAAACTACGTTTTTAGCCTGGTCTATCCTGTGGTGGAATTATACTAGGCCAAACGCTCGTATACCGTGTACCGCCCCAACCGAGGCGCAGCTTAAAAACGTCTTGTGGGCAGAGCTTTCAATATGGCACAATGCGATGGACAAGTTTTTCAAAGACATGTTTATGATAACCAGTGACAAGATGTATCACGTTGAACATGATAAGACGTGGTTTGCAGTTGCCAGGACAGCAAGATCGGAGAAGCCAGAAGCATTACAGGGTTTTCACGGTGAGAACTTACTGTTTATAATTGACGAGGCTTCCGGTGTTGCCGAAGAAGTTTTCACAGTTGTTAGAGGTGCGCTGACTGAAGAGGACAATAGATGCGTCATGACCTCTAATCCAACCAGGACTAGCGGGTTCTTCTACAATTCGCACAGTCTCTGGGAAGGTGACCCATGGTTTTGCCTGACCTTTAGTGGTGAGGACTCTCCCCGTGTTAGTGAGCGGTTCGTGAGGGAGATAGCCACTGAGTTCGGTGAAGACTCTGACATGTACCGGATTAGGGTACTGGGTAAGTTTCCGGTTGAATCAGACTTCACCCTGATCCCTAAAGACTGGGTCATGGAAGCATTCGAGAGAGAGGCATCATCTGTTAAACGCTTATCAGATAAAAAGTTTGACGCAGCCGGGGTGGACGTTGCCCGTTATGGTGAGAACAAGACAGTATTTGTGCTGGTCAAGGGAGTCACCGTAGTGGGGATAAAGCAATACCCCAAGCAAAGTACCATGAAGACGGCTGCACAAGTAGTGGCCCTATGCGGGGCTGTAGACCCCAATAACATTAAGGTTGACGAGATTGGCGTAGGGGCAGGGGTTGTAGATCGTGTGGTAGAGCAGGGTTACAACATTACTGGCGTAGAGGTCGGAAGGTCAGCGATACACAAAGACAAGTTTGCTAACCTCCGTGCCGAGTATTTTTGGCAGCTAAGGAAGCGGTTCGAGAACGGAGACATTTCCTTGGCCCCGCTGAAGAAATCCCTCTCCCGGCCTGACATGGTAAAGTTTGTAGAGCAAGTTTGTTCAATACGGTACGAGCATAACCCCAGTGGGAAGATAGCGATTTGGTCTAAGGAGAAAATGAGGCGGGACGGTCTAAAGTCTCCTGACCTTGCTGACGCACTTATGCTGGCGTTTGCCGATTACTTCCCTGAGGTATGGAAGCCACCAACTGGTGGGCCTCTTCAGAAGTGGAGCGATAAGCTTGAGGGTCAACAGGTACAGTTCGAGGACCCCTTTGAGGCTTTCGCCACAGACTTCCATGAAGGGGACTTTGGCGAGGAATACAGAACTGAATCGGAGGATAGAGAGGACGAAATGGTATGGAACTAGATTTATTGTCTTTCACGGTAGGCATGTTCGCAGGCGGTGGTTTCCTTGGAATTGGCCTTGTGATTGGTTTAATGATGAACGGAGACAAGTTCACCAAGCAAGTCAAGGACGAACCCTTTGATCCAACCGAAGAGGTCATGAATGACGAGTTCTTTGATGATCAGTGGGAGTCCGACGACAAAACCGAGATAACCGTAGACGGTGAGTTCCCCAGTGATGACATCCTAGCGGAACTTGATAGACTTCACAGACACAGTGAGTTCTAAGAGGTGATTAATGTTAAAAGAAATCGAAGCATTTAACGAGGAACAGATGACGGAAAGTCCAGACAGGGTGGACATAGTATGCACTACCTGTAAGGGAAAGGTTGGGTACATAATCCCGGCAGAGTGTGAGGTTCCCCTTGTCGGCACCATGATCCACCCCCATTTAGGCTGTGAGAATTGGGACCTACCCGGTCCCCATGCAGGGGCGCTTGACTTTATCTGTCCCCATGCTGCTACCCCGCCTGATGGTGACCAGCATTTGTTCATAGACATTATAGAGGGACATCACGAAGAGACAGACACGTTCCTCACCGACGAGCATAAACCATACCGGATACAGGGTGTTTCCGGTAAGTGTCCTTGCGGCTGTGGGGGCGACGTTAGGGGTGACAATAAGTATACCGACAACCTACGTTGTTACAGACGAGCTATGGCACGACTAAAAGCGGAGATTGAAGATGGCAGAACAAATTCCTAAAGTTGCACAGGCCGTAAAGAAGACTGCTAGTGGCGCTGTATCTACCAAGGCAAAGGAGAACCTTCAGCCAGAAGAGAAGGCGCTCACCACTTCTATCATCCCTGAGTCAGGGCATGAGAACGTGGGTCACTACTGTTTTACAATCCTTGGTGAGGTGGTAACGGATAAGGACAAGAAAAAGCTGCCAGCCAAATGGTTGCGCAATTACGAGCTATACCGTGCCAAACACTGGAAGAGCCAGGGCAAGGCAAAACTCTCTACGGTTAACTTAATATGGAACTACATTACGAGAACAGTCAGTCTTCTTACTGACCAGAATCCAACCTTTGACATCATGGCTGAGGACGATAAAATAGCCAGGAACATACATAAGGTAGCTAGGTACTGGTGGAATGAGACTGAACAGCAAGCTGTCCTGTCTGACTCAGTAACCATGTCAGAGATTAACGGATGTGTCATTGAGAAGACAGTCTTCAATCCCACCCTCAGTAACGGTATCGGAGAAGTTGAAACAATCACAGTTGACCCCCACAACTTTGGTTTCTGGCCGCTAGACGAGAAGAGACAGGAGAAAGCTGAGGCCAACCTACACTACTACACGATACCAGTCAACCAGGCAAGGCGTATGTGGCCCGACATGGCTGACTATATCACCTCAGATAAGCTCTGGCGTGACAAGCTTGGTGAGGGAAGACGAGAGATTTTTGGCGGTACCACAAGCTCAAGGGGAAGAGAACACGGTGACTTTGGTGTTGACCATGCTACCTACACTGGTAATATAGAAGCCATTGCTAAGATCATGGGCGGCAAGGGTGACGTGTTGATCCTTGAGTTTTGGGTGAAGGACTTCACTAAGATTGACGTTGAGGTAGCGCCTGCCAGGATGGATGTGGACGAGCTTGGTGAGATCACCATGGTCGAGGCAGTCACGGAGAAGCAACCCAAGTACCCCGGCAATATCAGGTGTATCACATGCTGTAACGGTGGGGACATTGTTCTCAGTGACCGGAAGAATCCCTCAATCAATCCGATACTAGAGCCTGAGTTGGCTTCCCAGACCTACCTATGGTCAAGGTTTCCATTCTATAAGGCTGAGTCAAATAGGGACATCGTCTCTCCGTGGGGCTTTAGCTCCATAGAGCAGCTTGAGATGATGAACTTCGAGATAGATAAGTGTCTTACCCAGTTGAACATAGTTAAGGATAAGGCCGTTAGAAGCCCGGTGATCAACCCAAGGAACGCCCAGGTACCTAACAGCGCCTTCACTAACGCCCCGGCAAAGGTTATTAATCCCAAGGATCACATTGTGGCTGCGGCTATCGGACACATGAAGCCACCAGCACCACAGCGAGACATTGAGCAAATACTTGGAATCTATAGGGAAATGTTCGATAAGATAGCCGGGATTTTCGACATGACTGATCCCTCTATTGCCAAGGGCCGAATGGCTTTTAAGACGGTAGCTACCATCATAGAGTCCATGCACACCATGCTCCGTGGCAAGATCAGGGGATACGGCAAGATGATCAGGGAGAGGGGCCGTATGTGGCTCTCTCATGCACAGAACTTCTACACTGAAGAGCGAATCTTCTTCGTTGAGAGAGAGGGTGGGTCCACCGAGACAGGACAGATGATCGGTAAGGACATGATCATACCGCTCCATTTCACCGTGGAAGCTGGCTCCACCATGCCTACCTCTAGGCTACAGCAGCGAGAGGAAGCCAAGGAACTACACCAGCAAGGAGCCATAGATATTAGGGAACTCTTGATCAGGCTGGATTGGCCTAACCGGGAAGAGGTTATCCACAGGATGGAGATGGGTCAGTTTGGTCAGCTACTTGAGAGGCTGGAAGAGCTTGGAATGAACGAAGAAATCGTCGAGGCGGTCACCAAGATCGCTCAAATGGACGACCAAGAATACAACGCTGCACTCAATCAGATGAAGGAAGTGCAGGCAGACGCAACTAAGGGTGGCCCTCAGGGTGGCCCTCAGGGAAGGAGTTTGTAAATGCCGTTATACGACTATGGCTGTAGGAAGTGTGATGCCGTGATAGAGGTGTTTCATAAGATGGCCGAGAAGGTCCGGACGATGTGTGTGAACTGCAGGGTACCTATGCAGAAGAACATGTCTGACGGCTTCGTCAAACGTCCTGACTCTCCGTGGATAGACGAGTGTGCTAATGGGGCCATGAACGACCTCACTGAAGTACAGAGGGGGAGACAGCCCCGCATTAAGACGAGAGAGCAGGCTAGAGCCAAAATAAGGCACGATTACCGTGACCCCTACCCCAGGGCCAGAAGTGATAGTGAAGTGGCCGCAAACAAGCGGGTTGGGACTCTGAGGACCAGATACTTAGAGAGGTATTAAATGAGTGAACTTAAAGTACATGTACCTGAGGTTGTCAGATTATCTCCAATAACCATGGAGGTATTCATGCAGCACATCTCGCAGAAAAAGCTGCTCGAACTTCAAATGGAACTCACTGTGTGGCGTGACCTAGTCAAACAGATAGACCCTGAACATCTTTACGTCTTCAGCCCTGAGTACAATGCGTTCCTGAAGACACCGATGCCGAAGGAGCGAGAGGACGAGAGTTTGGATCAGCACAAGGAATTATCAGCCATGGCCGTAATTGATGGTTCATTCAAACCAACCTTCAAACAATAGGAGATGCTATGTCTGTAATACATATTATGGGCTTAGGCCCCGGCTGGTCCCTTGCCCCTCCGTGTGGACCCGGTGTAAAGATTTGGGGAATGAACAACGTACTGAACTGGCGACCTGTTGATTACGTCTTCGAGCTACACGACTGGTACAACAAGCTTAGTAGGATAAGGGGTGGTCAGGTACACCAGCAAGCCATACGGAAGGCCATAGAGACTGACACACCATATATTGTGCGTGAACGGTGGTCTTTTGTACCCAGTCTGAAACAGGTAGTTTACCCGTGGGAAGCGGTCTTCGAGCATTTCCAGAGTGACTTCCTTGGCTGCTCTATGGACTGCATGTTGGCTATGGCTATCTACTGCGGATACAAGACCATACACATGTATGGTATTGGCATAAACAAAGCTTCCAGGTACGACTACCAGATACCGTCCATGAACTTCTGGGCCGGGGTCTGTACCGGGGCTAAGATTGATTTGAGGATTCATACCTTTGGTGGGTTCAGACACACAGACATGCTGAGGAATTTTGACGGGAAGGTTTATGGCCTAAAGGAGCCACAGAGGAAGTGGCCCACCCTAGACGTAACCCTACCGGACTGTGACTGTGTTAAGAGACATGAGTCTTACCACTGTAACGATTTTGACGGGAGGATACACTAATGGCACAGAAACAGTATGGGATCATACCCCACGACACAAGTCAAGTTGGCTACGGCCAGGACACTCCGGTTGCAGACCATGAGGCGATGAAGGCCGCAATGGTGGACAAGATCAAGAAGCACCGGAAAAAGAAGAAAGAGACTGGCGTGATTAAGTCTGTTAAAGACACAGCCGCTAATCTGCGAAAGAAGCAAAAGGCTTTGGATGCAGCCGCCAGTGACACACCATAAACCTTTACAAGGAGAATCGCAATGCCTGATGACAAGACAGTTAATGATGACGTTAACGCTGACGACGTGGTTATAGACAATGTGATGGACGACCACGACGCTGGACTTGGCACGTCTGCCGAGGACATGGAAACCCACAACCCCGACATGGCTGATTATGACAAGGTCATAGCTGACATGGATGCCGTTGATGATGACAAGGATGACTCGTCCGGAGGGACGGAAAATACTGACGATTCTGACGCATCTGACGATGACGCTTCGGGAGTCGATAAGGACAAAGACAAGGTTGACGACAAGGACGAACCTAAGATTCCACGGGCAAGACTGAACGAGGTCATTGACCGTGAGAAGGCTACCATAGCAGCCCACCATGAGAAAGAACTGATGTGGGCTAGGCAAGAGGCTATATTTGAGGGACGGCTTGCCGCTCTTGAGAAGCCTGCGGAAGCTGCCGCACCAGTTGTTGACCCCTTGGATACCATCCTTAAAGGCGAACCTCAGGAAGTTCTCGATGCGTTTACCTCTGATCCTACTGGTTTTGTCAATATGATCAAGGCAGCTACACGGGCCGAGACTACTTTTGACATTAACACCAAGAGGGAAGAGGATGCGTATAACGATGCTTTGAACTCTGCTCTTCAGAAGTTTGGTAAGGACCACGAAGACTTCATGCCCAACGCTGAACGGTTGATGGGCGTTATGAACTCTAATCCGGCTCATAATGTCATCTCCGCATACTACGAAGAGATCGCCATTCCCCTTCTCACGTCGCAGATCGAAGATGCGACGAAGGGCTTGGAGGACAAGGTCGCAGAGGCGAAGGCTGCAGGAATTACTGAGGGTAAGAAATTGGCTATCAAGGAGATTCAAGCCAAGGGCAATGCTACCGTACTGGATGGCTCCGCAGCTAACCAGAGTGGTGGTCAGGCCAACGTCGGCCTGGAAACAGGTGGCGACGGCACGTCTCTCCGTGAGCAACTAACCGCTGAACTCTTAGCTAAACGTGCTGCAACGGGCTAGACTTAGTCCACGCAGGGCGTGGAGGGAATAACTAATGGCATTAACACGAACAGAACTTGAGAGCATCACCAGGTCATTTTTCATGGCTGACAAGGGTGCTGCATTCGACCAGTTCTTCGGATCGAACTATCTGCTCCGCAAGGGTATGAAGAAGCCTCTCCGGAAGCCCTCCGGTGGTAAAGATATAAAGATTCCTTTGAGCTATGACCGGATGTTAGGTGGGTCTTTTTATGGGGCCGACCAGTTGGACACCAGTCACCAGACCATGATGAACAGCGCCATTTTCAACTGGCGAAACTATTACATCAACGTCACCATCACTTGGGATGAAGAGCTTGAGAACAACGGTCCTGAGGAAGAGGTTGATATGGTAGTCAGCAAGTTGGGTGCTGGTCAGAAGTCCATGGAAGAGGATCAAGCCGACGGCCTGTATAGCGACGGACTTGGTAACGCTAGTAAGGACCTTGACGGTCTTCTGGCGCTCTTTGGTAGCGTGACTTCCACGAAGTATGGTGACATCGCTGAAGACGACATGGCGGTTTGGAAGGCTAACACTAGCTCCACTTCAACTGCAATTACCTCAGCCGCTCTTAGGGCTGGCCGTACCGCAGTGAAGATCGGGGACGGTGCGAAAGACAAGCCTGACATGATCATCCTTAGTGATACCATTAACGATGCGTGGCTGAATCAGTTGCAGGCCGCACAGCGTATGGACTCACCTCAGGCTGCGAAGGCTGGCTTTAGTGGTGTGCAGATGCTTGATCAGGCCGAAGTTTGGTCAGATGGCAAATGCCCCGCTGCTTCTGGTTTCTTCATGAACTCCCGTCACTGGGGCTTCGTGATCCATAAGCAGGCCAATTATGTTCGGACTCCCTGGAAGGTACCCACCAACCAGGTGACCAAGAGCATGCAGTACCTGTGGAAGGGTAACATGGTTTGTACCAGGCGTAATGCTCATTATTACATGAGTGCGCTGACTGCGTAAGCCTGTACGGGATAGGGAGAATTACCGTGAAGACGGATGACCCCTAACGCACGGACCATATTTTATTAACGTGGGGGCTTCGGCTCCCCTTAATGCGTAGTCTCTTGGCTCGAACCAGGAGAGCGCAAGGAGGATTAACTTATGGGAGGAAGAGGTTTTGAAGTAACTACGGGCTTGGTTATTCAACAGGGGCTGTTTGAAGATTCAGTTTCAGCCAAGCACAGAGTTGGAACTCGTATGCAGTTGGCAGATGGCCGTGTGTATTACTACGGTCAATTTGTCGAAGCTTCAGTCGCTGGATTACTCAGCTACTCCAAGCCGATGGCCGCTGACAACACCGCCATGATCGTTACGTCTGGTGTTGGTGCGGAGATCGGTGGAAAGACCATTGCCGGGATGCTGGTTGGTTCAACCGCTATCGTGGCGAATGAGTTTGCGGAAGGCTTCATGTATACGCAGAAGGTGTCAGCCGAAGGCTATACCTACAAGATCAAGAGTAATACCAGTGGTTCAGTCGCTGGTACATTTACCGTCGAACTCTATGATCCTGTCCAGGTCGCCATTGGCGTGGCTACTGAAGTTGGCTTTGCCTACAATCCGTTTTGGGCATTGAGTGGACCATCAGCCGTACAGACATCTCAACCCGCTGGTGTGGCACCCAAGGGTGTCGTTACCATTGCGTACTACGCTTGGCTTCA